CACGCCTGTGTGGGGCACCGACCTCACTAGCTCGTATAAGAGTCCATCTTGCGTCATACCCGATAGAGGCAAGGTCGCTGAGGACTTCTCTAAACCCAAGTCCAAAATGTCCTCGTACGTTTTCCAAGATGACGTATTTTGGTCGTAATATGCTAACGGCCTCTTTAATGTATGGCCATAAGTGTCGTTCATCTTGCGCCCCTTTTCTAAGTCCTGCTTGGCTAAATGGTTGACACGGATAACCTGCGGTTAATATGTCTATAGGCTCTACCTCAGCCCAGTTAATTATTTTTAAGTTACCTAAGTTAAATTTATTTATTCTTGCCTCTATAACTTTACTAGCGTGTTTATCAAACTCTGATACCCATATAGTCTCAGCTCCAAAGTAGGCCTCTACGGCCATATCAAGGCCGCCGTAGCCCGTACACAATGATCCTATTTTAAGCATCGCTACAGGCAACCAACAGGCATACACTCATCTTGCTACATACCGTGCATTGTAAAACCTTGACATTAGGCGGCAAAGTATCTGTAACTATGCGCTCTATCTGCTCGGTTATTTTCTTACAGCTGCGACACTCAAAGCGTATGGATTGGCTCATAACTGCACAGCCTGTGCAATAGGCAATAGGGCCACGCTCTTGTCCACCTGGCCCTGGCTGTCAAACTCTGTCTTAGCAGGCAGTTTTTTAACCGTCCACGTCACTTTAGTTTTTTTGAGGTTAAACGCGTAGATGCCCTGAGGTGTGGCATTAACGTAAAACGGCGTAAAGCCCAGGCGCTCGGCCTGTTGCATTAGCGCATCATACTTATCGCGCTCTATGAGCAGGTTATCGTAATGCGTGTGCCTGCATTTTAGCTCTATATGTAACCTATACAGGGTGCTAGTAGCATCGTGATACTCGTATTGGTCACTAGTTTTAGTTAAATCCTCTAGGTATCGGCCTTTTATGTAATTAAATAACTCTTGCTCGGTATGCATCATCGGCAGCCTTTACAAAACCATATAATGTTTTCTTTTGGGTCGCTCTTTTGATAGCCAAACTGATCTAACTGTACAACGCTGGCGCATCTATCGCACGTCTCTACTTTGTACTCAGCTATTAGCTCACCATTTACAAAAAGTTTGCCTGTCATTAACTGCAGGTTTATTAGCTCGTATCTATCGCTCATACCTGAGGAGCCCAACCTGTAGAGGTCTGCATATACCAAACTGGCTCACATTGGCCAGCCTTGCTCTTTTCTATGCAGCTGTAATTAGCCCACTCTTTGCCTGTCTTTGCACTTGTGCCAGTACGCCATACACGCGCACCGTGTTTGCACTCTATTGTAGTTTGTAATCTAGCTACCTCATTTTTAGCGCTGGCTATAGCTGCACTACCTGTAGGTGTAGTAGCCCATAGATCATCACTTACAGCTGCTACGTCCTTAGCGCTTAGCGCCTCTACCTTTTCCATATCCTCGCGCGTACTTCTCGCTATGCCCCCTGGCGTTAGCAGACCCAAAACTCTACCGTAGGCCGAGGTACTACAGTTTTCTATCCAAAAGTTTTTGTTTACGCCGCTGTCGGCGCGCATCTCAAAGGCATAGTCAACAGCGCTCGGTAGATGATCCTCGTACTCTTTATACGCCTCAGCCCTTATAAGTACATAACCTTTTGTTATGTCTATATCCTCAATGTATGCCACTAGGCGCAAAGTTGGAAACTCTTTACGCGCCCTAATAATCCTGGCGTTGACATCCTCGTAGCCCTCTAGAAAATTACTCATCGCTTGGCCTCTGCATCCTTTAGCGCCTTAGCGATATTACGGCCACGTAGGTAACCTTCACCCACACCTACTTTATAGCCCATTTCATAAGCTGCATAGATAAATAAACCTACAAGCAAACACAGCATACCTACTACAATCAAATCTAAACTGTTCATTTCTCGCCCTTTGTTAAGGCCGATAAAGCTACTAACCGAGTAGCCCTCTCAGCGTGTAGTTAAAGTATGACCCTAGCTACTGACAAAAGGCAACGCGACACGCCCTACTTAGCCAGCCTGTCCTCTAGCATCATCTCGTAAATCTTGTCCACACGCGCCTCTATACGATCTACGCGCCCGCGCAGGTTATGCCCGCCGTTATTATCAGGGCGTAGCTCTGCTAGGTAATACTTAACAAGGTGGCGCACAAGCCCAGCCATAAGCCCTGAAAGCGTAGCTATCCCTAACGCTAGCGCTATGTATGCCTGGGCCTGCGACACTTACTTAGCCCCTAATCCAAACTGCTTTTCATTAGGTGCAACAGCTTTAAGCAAAGGCCCAATAAGGCCAGCGATAAAGGCATTAGCCAATACCTTAGGGTCAGTTATGCCTGACAGATACAGCGCACCCACGCAGGATAAAGCTGCACGTAGGTAGGACAGGCCAGCGGCCTTTAGTTGCTCTTTCATTTATTCGCTCTTTTCTAGCCCTAATTTAGTTATTAACTCTGCAACCTTTGCAGGGCCAATACTTATCTCAAAGTGCATCTCATCTTTACGGTTTTTGTAATCCCCGCCCCAGGTAAGGCCATACTTTTTAGCCAGGGCACGGATCATAGGTACTTTGCTAGCCTCAAACGTGCCAACCTTAGCTAATGGGTGTTGAGTTGCGTTAAGGTCTATGGCTGTGCCGCTACTGTGGTTACTGAGCTTGTCGGTAGTGCCTCGCACCATACGGTAGCAATAGCCCCAATCGTCTAGCGCCCCGCCCTCTAGCGGCTCTATTAACTCGTTAAACTCTTTAGCAAAGTTAATAAGCAACGGCGCTACCTTTTCGGCGCAGCGCAGTTTAAGGCTTGTGCCCTCTACTTTGTAGGCTTTTATGCCTATCTCGGCCTGATCCTTAGATGCTGGCCAGCCGTTGTAACTTGTCAGCATAAGTTTTTAAGCGTTTGTGTAAGTAACGCTTACTTCTCCACCATTGGCCATAAGGTTGTAAGGTTGTAATTCAACCCAGCCCTCATTACATCCTGAAAAGCCTACGCCGTTAGCTTCACCGTTCATACAGATAAGGTTGCTTGTACTCCAGCCGTCATCGGCACCACTACCGCCAGCTGACCAGGCTACGCTGCCTTGAAGGATGCAGATACCGTCCTGATACCAGCGCATAGCGCAGGTTATGTTTGTGTCATTGGGTGTAAAGCCCAAAATAGTGCCTGCGCCTGCTACTGCCCCAGCTTGTGCGCCGTTAGATGCCTGCACTCTTAAATCGTACTTAGTTTGGTTGCTTATAGTAAACGTTACCGGACCCATTTTATATTCCTTTGTTAGTAGTAATCATCTCAGTCAAGTGTTCCACTTATAGCCCAAGTTCTTCTTTTTCAGGTGGCAATAAACCTAACAAAATTGCTTGTTCATTTGTTAAGCCTAACTGGTTAAGGACTTCCAATTTGGCTGCTTCTTGTGCTTCTTGTAGTGCCGTTTGAGCAGCCATTGTTTCATTATCAGTAGTTTGCTGACTAATGAAATTATCCTTATCTTGTCCAACGAGTTCAATAACCTCGTCACCAATTTGTATCTTGATACTATTTACTGTAGCCATAAACGCTCACGCTCCCTGTAAAGTTTCCTGTTGATGCTATAAAACTCATTGCATCAAATGATGTGTTTGCATTAAATAACGCTCTAACGCTTCGACCAATAAAATTAACATTGTTATCACAAACTAAAAATCCAACCATTTGTGTGCGAGTTGAGGTATTTGGATTTAATAAATCAAAATCTAGAACCCAAATAGGTGATGCGGCACTGGGTTCTATTGTCCAAGAAGTTGTACCATTTTCACCCACGTTTGAAGTAGCACTAGTACTGGTCATTCCTGTTGACATTTGATAGTAGTTAGCAGTGGTATTATCTGTTCCTGAAGCCCTCATTCGTGTACTAACAGTTAAAATAGCAGATGCGGCGGTTAAGTTAAAGATAATTTTGTAATTTGTATAAGTTGAAGTAAAGGTGCTACTAGCCAAAGATACGCTTGATACTGCGGAAAAACTAGAAGTACTAAGCAATGTTAATGCACCGCTTGTAGGTGTAGCCCATTTAACTTTATATGGGCTTACTGTTGTATCCGCCGTTAAAACTTGCGCCGTAGTACCAATAGGTAAATTATCAAAAGTACCCGAGCCCGTACCTACAATAATATCGCCAGCTGCAGTAATTTCTGTAGCCATTGAATTAGTAACTGTTACCGTGCCGCTTGTGCCACCGCCGCTTATACCTGTGCCAGCTGTAACGCCTGTGATGTCACCGATAGGTGCAGCGATCCACGCAGCCCCGTCATAGTATTCAGTACTGTTTGTATCTTTAAGGTAAGAATACTGCCCCTCTTGTGGTGAGGTAATAGCTGCAGCGCGGGCCGCCGATGAGGCAAACACCAAAACGCCTTGCATTAGGTAGCCGTTAGTGTCAGCTGCCGTAAGTACCTCGCCAGTAGTAAAGGTCTTAAAACCTAATCCAGCTGCCATAGTCCGATCTCCTTAATAACTTAATACGCCGCTGTCAAGCAAACCGTATAGGGATGAGTCTAATATAAAGCCGTCAATAATCGGCTCTAACGTAGTTAGTGTCGTTTTCCAGCTGTTTGGACTAATGCTCATAGCAATGCCAAACACCTGCAAAGTCTTTGTAAGGGTTGAGGACCCAGGCTGATTAGTTGTAATAGTTATAGGGTCAAAAAAGTCAAGGCTAAGGGCTGCAATAATGCCTAAGTTGTAGTTATCGGTATAGAGGTCTAGCTGAATAGCATCGCATCGGATAGAGGTCTCAGCTCTAGATGCCACGTATGCCTGGGCGTAGTCCAGGGCTACGGCATCGGTTTGCATTAGTAGGTTTTGTTGGTTATAGCTATGGATAAAGTATTTAGCTATGCTAGCTGCATCGCTAGCCGTTTGGGCTGTGCCACCTGTGCGAGTGATGCTGGCTGAGTTATAAACTAGCGTATCGTCAAGGCGCCACACCGCATTAAAGTAGCTAATATCTGAGCCGTTATCGTTAAATACTGTAGGCGTAGCCCCTGTACTGCCAGCCGTTACGTTACGATCCTGGAATACAAACGAGCCAGCTGCATCTACATACAAGGCCCCGTACTCGCTGGTCTCTACGGTCTGCATAGCTGCAAGGCTTGTACGGGCTGTGCCTGGGTCTGCCTGCATAGTAGTTAGCCCTGCATCTACGTCACGCATAGAAGTGGGCCAGGAGATAGCATCTAGCAAAGCGTTTATCCTTGCACCGCTCAGTTGACCCGCTGAAGTGCCTGCCACCGTACTAATCTGTGCGTTTTGTGCCAGCCTAAAAGCGTCAACTGCCGTAATAGTAGTGAAAACCACGTCATTAGCATTTTTAGGTGTACTGGTTTGATAGCTGGTAATAAAGCCCGACATTATGGGATACGTGACCGCACCGTAAGTAGCCGTAATCTGTACTTTACGCATAGGCGTTAATAAATTGTAATACGGCCCGCTAGGGTTTTGTGGGTTAAAGTCACCGTTTTGGTCAACGATACGCATAGTAAGGGTGCCCGTTTGGAATTGGTCAGCCTGTGCATTACGGCCTCTAATAGTTTGGATGCTGTCCACTTGGTTAGATACGTCCACGATTACGCTAGCGCTATCTCCTAGCACGTTAGTATCTAATAAACCGCTGTCTAAAATCATAGCCTGAGCAAAGCTAGGCCCAGTACTAAAGTTAATAACAACGTTAACTACGGGTAGGGTCACGCGCTTATTGCCCCTGCGTAGGTAGTTAAATAACCGCGCCGTGCTATTTCGTTCATAGCATTTTGGACAGCATCTACAATAGTATTCTCATCACCAATAGCCCCAGCGTTTACATTTATTACGACTGAACCACCTGCACCATAACCCATACCTGTATTCATATATGGGCTGTATCCACCTAAATCGGCTTTTTGGTCATCGCTTAAAGAGCTAAAAAACTCAGTAGCAGATATGTACTCAGGCAATACTGAAGTAGCAGCGGCGGTTTTATCAACAGTATCTAAAGATAATTTAGGATCTATAACTGGGCCTGTAACAAAAGGAGTTTTACCGATATAAGTTATACCTGATTTGAGAAAACCTTTAGGCTTTTCGGCTAGCGCTTCGCATTTTTTGGCCATATTTAACAGAGCCATAGCTTGCAACAAAGCCAAAGCATCTTGGAGATTTTGTAAGTTAATTAAATCTGTGGACTTCATACCCGCTAACACTCTGTTTATGTCTAGCAGTTTGGCATCTTGGCGTTGCAAAGCGCCTAGTATCTTTAAATCCTCGTTAAGCTTGGCCGTGGCCTTTACTATAGCTGCATCATCTTTTGAGGCTATGGCATCCTCTAGCTCCGATATGCTTTGCTTGACTTTTAAGCGCTGTATATCGTTGGCTATGCCTAAAATCTGTGCGCTTGTAGTTGCCTTGCCTAAGGCCTCAGCCTGGCCTATGAGCGCTGCGTTAAGTTGGATTTTGTCCATATCAAAAACGTCTGCACCTTTGCCTAAAGCTAGGTTTGCTTTGTCTAAAATTGCCTGTGACTTTTTATCTGCAAGGATTTTAGCCTGGGCTTTTTGTTGCTCTTTAGTTAAAGCTGTTATTTTTTTTTGTGTACTTAAATATGTGCCTGCCTGTATTGGGTTTTTTTGACCCCCTACCGCTGCAATACGCGCGGCTTTGGCACCTGCCTCTGTAAGTAAACTTAGGTAAGTACCTATAATTGGTATCATAGCTACATCTAACTTAAACCCGCCTGGTAGTTTATCTAGTTGAGATAGCAGTACGCCCATACCTCTAATTAAATTAGCTACATTAGTAGCAGCATTTTCCATATTAGTAGCAAGGTCTGATACTGAAGTGTCCTCGCCTAGCATTTTTAAGGCATCTATAAGGCCAGTACCTATAATCTCTTGCACATTAGCAGCGGCCACGCCTAACTTAGCTACCGATCCTGCAAAAGTCTCTGAGGCTGCTTTAGCTGAACCCTTAAAAGTTTTACTTAAATCGTCAGTAATCTCCTTAAAAGATTTAGTTTTTAAGTCTGCCTTAGATATGCCTACACCTAATTTACCTAAAGCTGTGTTATTACCCAGGTATGCCTTGCTTAATGCGCCTGTAACTGAGTCTAAATCTTTACCTGTGGATGCGCTTATGTCTAAAGCTATGCCTAATAGGCGCTGTGTCTCGGCTGTATTTTTAGTTGCTACCGCTAGCTTTTGGTAACTCGGCCTAAGTAGATCATCTATGACCCCGTACTCACTCTGTAGGGTCTGTATAAATCTCTCGGCTGAGGCGGCATCGCGCTCTAAGCCTACGTTTTTTAATGCTAGCGCTAATTGTTGCTGGGCTTTTTGGTCTGCCGCTGCAGCCTTTACTGAGGCTTTGGCATAGCCAATAATGGCAGCTGTACCAAAAGCAACGCCAAAACTAGCAGCTAAGTTTTTTACACCTTTGTTTAATTTAGCCGTAGCACTTTGAGCTTGCTTAAATCCTTTAGCATCAAACTTTGATCCTATGAGAATATCTGGAAAAGCCATTATGCGGCGCTCCTCAATACATTGCCCTTAGCGCGCTGCTCAAATTGCAAAGTAGCTTTATCTATAGCTCTCATAGCAGCGCCCTCTGCTACGCCACGATTTTTAGACCAGGCCTTAAAGATTAAACGTCCACTACCTTTTAGGCTAGGTGTCAACGGGCCTAAGTTACTAATAAACTGCGCCCCTGCGCCTTTCCAGTTTGAGCGGCTTACTTTTTTAGTAGCCCCGCCCGCCTTAGGCCCGACCCACGGCTGAGGCCCAATAAGGCCTGCAGTCTCGTAAATAGCCCCCGCCGCGGATTGGTTAATAATTCTAGCCATAGACGTAAAACCGTTGGCATTAGGTTTGCTTGGTGTTGTTTTGTAAACAATACCTTTTTTTATAGTTGAGGAGTCAAAAAATGGAAAGCGGGCCTCACTAAATGCGCGCGGTTGCCAACCACGCATAATATCGCTATTAGAAGGTACAAACCCTCTAGCCTGGGTAACTACAGGTTTTAAGGCAGCTGCTAACTCTGTTTTTAATTGTTTATCTAAATCAGGCGCAAAACGTTTTAAGGCTCTACGTAGATCGCTATACCCTCTTAGCTCTACCTTTGCCACTTTGCATCTCCTTAGCTCTATCGGTCAAAACCTTTAACATATTCTTAAACATCTCTGCATCAAGGTCTAGTAAATACTGGGGCGCGATACCTGTTTCTACGGCTAGCTGGGCTACCAGGTAACCAAAACTACCGCGCCCCACTATTGCGAAGGGTCATCGTCCAACACCTCGACCTTAGCTAAGGTGTCTAAAAACTCTGCGCCAAAAACAGGTACGGTTTGCCCGCTAGTGCGTAAACACTCCCAGGCTAACCAGTACACATCGCTTTGCTTTTCATCATCTCTAAAGGCTTTATGAAAGCCTTTTTTAGCATATAACTCAAAGGCGTACTCAATACGTGGCGTAATTTGATGATCCGATACGCTGCCGTCTGCCCTTGTTATTTTTAATTTTGCCATTGTGTTAGCCCCTTTGCTTAGTTGGTTATGGAGTTGTATCTACAACAATTACGCTGTTGCAGGTAAAGGTAATGGATTGCGTAGAGATATCTGCTACTGCGCCGTTAATATCTGTAGTGTTATTAACGAGTACGGTAGTTTGATACTCAGGGTTTGTAGCTGAGATTGCAGCGCTTGTTTGCTTTAGCGTTAGGGTTACTGTTGTACCCCAAGCACCTTGCAAGGTTTGTAGTACTTCGCTTGCTGCGGTATCGTTTAGAAAGTCTAGAGTAATAGTGCTTGCCTCTAGGCCTTTAACAAACTTGTGAGCTGTATCGCCCATAGCTGTAACTTCAAGCTCGTCAAAACTGCGGTTAATTGTTGCGCTTGTTACGTGGTCAGATAGGTCAACGCTGTTAAGTGTGACCACGACCCCGTTAGATAAAAATATAGCCATAACTTATGCCTCGTCCTTTTCTGTGGTTGTCTCTTTAGTTGGTTTTGTAATTTTAATCTCGGCAGGCAGCTCTTGGCCTATCTTGATTAAAAACGCTTTATCCTCATCTGTAAGTGCCATTTTATCTCCTATATCCAACTTGTTAATATGCTTATTTGTAAATCTACTGTTAGCAGGTCACCGCTAGCAACACTTAACACACTAGGCGCAGATACCCCTGTAACGTTAAAGACGATAGCGCTAGCAGCTAACTTATTAAATACTGTGCAAAAAGTAGTTTCTATGCCTTGTAGGTTGCCCTCATTGTCAAACATTGGAATAGTTACAATAATCTTAAAGTTAGCCATAGGCGATATACCTGCCTGGCTGTTATTGCTAGGTGTGAGGTATGGATCTGCAGCGGCCACTATTACGCTGTTGGCCACCATTGTGGCAGGTGGAAAGGCAAACGTAGAATATGTAGCATCTGCTAGGGCCGCTGCAATAGTTGTACGCAGCGTAGTAATTGGCGCTGGCATTTAGCCCACCATACTCGCGGGCGATAAATAATTTGCTAATAACCCTCTTACGGATGCCATTAAAGTATTGGACATCTTAAATGGGCTTGGACTATAGCCGTCTAGGCTAGTGCCGCCGTTTTGTGTACTAAACCTAGACGTCCATATATTCTCAGCTAGCATTAGCGCTGCAGCGTTTATGGCTGGGGTATTGGCGTAGCTAGCAGTTTTCGTATCATCACCTGTCATAGTGCCATAAGGCAGTACGCGCCTAAAGTTTTGATCTGCAGCAACCTTTGCATATTGGATAAAGCTATAGCCCTGTGGGAATTGCCAATAGTTAAGCTGCATATTAAAGGCAGGCAGGATATTGGCCGTGCCTGTGCTAAATGGAATTGTGCCCGTAATTGTGTACGTACCGTTAAAGGTTGAACCAGCCCCGGCCACTACTACCGATTGGCCCGTGGTAAAGATGCCAGGGTTGGCAACCATAACTGTAGCGACATTAGACACTAACGCGGTACCTACTACGGGCGCGTTATCAAACCATAAAAAGCCGTTAATTAAATCTTGTGCAGCTTGGCAGGTGTCCTCTATCCAGGTGTAAGAGTCATAAAGAGTACCAACGCCTAAAGATGCTTTAAGTGTCGCAGCTGTTACGTATGTAGCGGCCATTTTTGTACTCCTATCTTACTTAGGTTTGGTAAGCCTCAAAGGGCTAAGAGGCCTACCAAACTATTAGTGGGTGTTATTAGGTAAAGTTGTAACGGATAATACCCTTAGGCATTTTGGCAATAGTGGCCATATAGCCATAGATAGCTACCTGCACCTGTAGGTTTGATACTACATTTACTGACATATAGGCAGTAGGTGACTGGTACACAGTAAAGGCCTCAGGCGCAAGAATAATCGCTGAGTCATCCACAGTTGTAGTAGCTGCAAAGTTTTTATCAACGTATAGATCAAGACCTAAGACGTTACCTCGGATTGAGCCAGGCTGTACTAGACCGCCTGCGTTCATTGGCTGGCTCGCAGAATAGACAGGCCTGTTTTGGCTATCCACCGCGCCCATTAGTAGCTGCCATTGTGAACCGTTAGCAATATAGTTATTAGCAAAGTAGCCAGTAGCTTCATAAACCATACGAGCTGCCTCTGATGCGTAACCAATAATACCTACTGAGGTAGCTGGCTGTGCAGTTGTAGCAGCTGTTCCCGCTGTTACTAAAGCCGCATTAACTGTTGTATCAAGAGTCTTTAGGTAAGCATTTTGTAGCTGTGCTGTTAGCTCTGAATAAAAGTTTGGATCAGAGCGTTCTAGCAATTCAATGCTAATAGTATTCATACCTGAGTACTTAGACACGGTGCCACTTAGGTACTCTGTAACCATACCTGTAGCAGATAAAGTCCCAGCCTCAGGCTCAACAGTTACAGTAGGTGCTACGCCTGATTGACCGCCCGCACTTGTAACAAGAGAAGGCACGTTAATAGTCATACCGCTAGCTGGCAAAGTGCCACGGCTGCAAGCATCTATTGAAGGTGTGCCAAAACGTGTATTAGTTGGGAACTCGCTCAGATACTGTGTTGGATTAAACGCTGGGTTATTGGCCATTGTGTCATCTGCAGCTGTTACATATAACTTGCTTTCCTCGTTACCGAGTGCGGCTTTAATTTTGTGTTCAGTATATGAACCCATATTTATGATTGGCGTACGTACGCGCTGTGAATTAAGTGCGCTTGGTAGGATGATTTTACGAGCTGCCTCTACTGTAGGTGCAGCCTGCTCTGTGGCATCTGCTGCCTCAGGTGCGGATAGATCGGGGGCTGTAGTCACAGCGGCCTCGCTTTCGGTTTCGGTTGGTTGGGTTGGTTCTACTGTTTCGCTTTCGCTAGCAGCAATTTTTTGCACAGCTGCAGACGGGAAGGCCGCGCTTTCAACAAGCGACACCTCACGCAATACTGCAGCTGTCACCAGGAGATAATCCTTTTGGGGCTTTGATGCTGTAACTTCCACACCAACGGATAAGCCGTCCATAAGTTGTTCCTGGGCTAGCAAAATTGCATCACTTCCGCGTGATGAGGCACTTACCTTAAAGCTGGCATAAAGGCCGTCTTTAGCGCTAGATACATTTTGCATACGCCCCACAGGTTTGGAGCTATCGTGTTGCATTAAAAGTTTAATTTTACTTGGCTCAGGTATTGTAATTGAGTCAGCAGCAAACATTACGCGCCCTGCACTTGTCGCACCTATCTCGCCGTACGGTGCAATTTTGCCCGATATTGTGCGCCTATCGCCGTTATCTACTGCCTCTATATTGCCACTAAACGTTAAGATCATTAGACCCGTTCCCTTCATTAAGGCCCATAGGGCTTAGCTGTTCCATACTTTGCGCTTGTTCTAAATCTATTAAACCTAGATTAAGCATCTTTTCTATTGCATCTAAACGAGCTGCAGTATCGGCACGTAAGAAAGTCTCATCTAACGCAAAGCGCACTACGTTACCGTGCGCCGTAATATCATCCATAGATAAACGGTTTTCTATTGCGCTAATAAACGGCTGCAAAGAATATGCTACAAACTCTTTGCGCCCGTCTAAGATATTTTGGTACGTCATTGAGTTATTCATATCTGCACTTATGTAATATGCAGGCACGTTCATTAACCTTGCCACTTCCGTAGCGAGGTATTGGGAACTTTCCGTGTAGGTCATATCTTTAGGACTAAAACCTACTTGCTGATAATCTAAAGTACTTGTTAAATATGCTGTACTGCGTGATGCACGTGCAGCTTTCCAAGCAGCTAGTAAACCGCTAATCTGTGCCTCAGGTAAATCGGCACCGCTATTTTTAATAAATCCTGTAGGCATAGGCGTAGCAGCTGCGACACTTGCCGCTTTTTGTATATCTATCGCGCTCTGTATTGTGCGGGCGCCTGTCTCTAATACGCCAGGTAGCAAAGATTGAAAAGTAACCAGGCTGCCAATACCAGCCATAGGTGCGCGTACTCCATTAACGCTATAAAAATCTATCTGATCTTGATACTGGTCAGTAGTAACACTTACGCGAGTATTAGCTACCCACTCAAAGCCGCTAGGGCGCCCGTCATCTGCATACAAACTTGTAACGCGCCAATATGCAACGCCGTAAAATAAAAGTGAATCAACAGTATAAGCAATAGTTACGCTACGTGGCTGGCGCATATCGGGCTGTTCTAGCCATAGCGGAGACTCTAGCTCTACTCCTGTAGATTTTTTATACAGCTCTAAATCTATACTTGATATAACGCCTGCAATTAAATTACGGCAACGTGCAACAGCTGGTACTTGCAAAGCTGTAAAGCGATCCATAAACGGTGCACCGTTGCCAGTTGCATACAGGCCGCCGTAGCTATAAACGCCAGCGCCGTAACCTTGTGACATAACGGCAGGGGCTAACTGGGCGGTAACATCTTTTTTTGATAAACCTAAAGTTTGCAATAGACCCATAGGGCGCATTGTAGGTTATCCACAGGCAAAAAGTTATCCACAAGCCTCGGCGTGTCTAAACGTATACTTTAGCCTCAGATACAGGCTGTGCTAAGACGTGGATTACCATAGCTAGGCCGATAGGTATATCTACGGGGCCAGCGGATTTACGGCGCACAATACGCCAGCTATCGGGTGTTATTTTAGCTGCGCAGTTTGCCATTTGTTGTATGACTAAATCCTGACCGCTATGGCGTAGCCGATCATTAACCAGGGCATTATGAAAGTCTGAACACGCAGTATAAAAGCTCTGCCCCGATATATCGCGCGTTTGTACGCCTGCATTTTGTAAACGTTGGGCTATAGATGCCGTGGTGTACTTGTCATAGCAAACTAAACGTGGGTAATACAGGTCAGCCCATTTTTTAATATTTGCAGCCATAACTAGCTCATCTACTGCTACCTGTGAGCTGTAAGTATCTAATACAGCTACACCTATGCGCCCGTCAGGCAATATCTGACCCATTACAAGGCTAGCATCGCGTTTGGACGGGCTAACGTCAAAGGCAAAAACAGTTAAAGGCCCAGGTGCCATTTTTAGGTTAATATCGCTGGCATCCTCAACAGATCCGTGGGGCCACGGCGATTGTAGACTATCTATCCATTGACATAACGTCTCTGTCCTAAATTGCTCGGTAGTTTGTGTAGTAAGGGCCTCTTGTATGGATGCCTCGGTTACGAGTATGCCTAAAGCTGGGTTTGCCATAGCCCACGCTTTACGATCATCTAGGGGCGCAAACTGTGGGGCGCTGTACTCGTAATAGCCTAAAGACTCAGGCGGGTGTGCCAGGCATCGCTCTCGCAGCTCATTTAACGTCACGCTAAAAGCATCGCCTGCATTACTAGCCAGTAGGGTTTGTGCGTTTGGCCGTGCGCGAGTTACTGGCATCGCAGCTGCATAGGCAACCTGGTCAACCTCGCGTAATTCATCTATAAATAAAAAATCTGCAGTAGCGCCGCGGGCTGAGTCTCTAGTTGCAGCGCGCACGTCCATACGCGCCCCTGATTTTAGGACTATTGCCTCATTTCCATTGGCGTAGCGGATGCTCTTAAGCTCTTTTCTTAGCATCGGGCTATCCTCTATAGCTTGTGCCACTTCTCTAAAGGTTGTAAGTGCCATAGATCGTGCCGAGCTAATTACCACGTGGTTACGCTCGTTAAACAGAAATAAACCGCTAAGTATTCTCATACGGGCCAAATGGCTCTTACCTTGCTGGCGGCTTGTAAGTAGCAAATTAGTTTTACGTATAAACATTTTATTTTTATCTATCGTTAACATATCCTGCATTACGTAGCGTTGCCAGGGTAAAAGCGGCAGGCCAATATCCTCTGCTAGCTGTGCAACCTCATCGCCACGGCTCGGCCCCTTCAGCGGCACGTTTTCTAGGCGTGGCCTTACCGCCCCTCGTAAGGGCTGGCTGGCTTTAGTTGCCATTAGTTATTATCTTGCTCAGGTTGGCCCGTACAAGGGCCTTGCTGGGTCATTACAGACGTTTTTGGGGATAAAAGGTCAGA